TGTTCTTATCGTTTTCCTCGCCTTCCACTAGCTCAGGGTATGACTCCCAGGTCTTTGCGGCCAGCTTGTCGATGGCTCCGCCAGCCACCCCGTTGCGGTCGTACAGGTTTTTCTTGTGCTGGAATTCCAGGTTAGTAGGCAGGCCGAAAACCCGATACAGACTGCCGTGCTTGCTATCTGAGCCCATCACCTGGCTGAGTGCCGTCATGCGCATACGCTCAAGCGTGGACTGGCACTGATTGACGAGCATTTGCGCCCGTTCGTTGGTCATTAGTTCCATGATTCATCTCGATGGTTACGATTTGTCGATTTTATCACGATTGTTATTGCAGGCGCGGCGAGTGGTGTGCAATAGTATCTGCATGGTGATTGATGGAGATAGCTATGAACGAAAACGAATTTGAGCTTAATGGGAAGGTTTATGTTGAGATTGATGTTAGCGACAGAAATTGCGATAACCCTTGTGCTGGATGCGCGTTTTTCAATGATAATAAAATGTGCTTCCGCGCTCCATCGTGCTTTACAATGTTCAGAGCTGACAGTAAAAGAGTAATCTTCGTGGAGAAAACGCCAATGACCTACTGCCACAACTCCGCTGCCGCAGCACGTCACGCGCACGAGCTTGGTCGGCTTGACGCGAGAGACGAGGAGATCGAGCGCATCCAGAACTCTTTGCTTGACGATATGCCTGAATGGGCTAAAGATGATGGCGCGGTGATTGATGCCGCATGGCGCAAGGCTGTTGAGATTTTTGAGGAGAGACAAGATGCTATCTAATCGCGGAAAAATACTACTGCTCCAGGTTGCGCCGGCGCTGGTTGCTGCGTGGGGTGTTATTGGGTTTACCGTGTGGGGGATTTGCTCATGATTACCGCCAAACTACACCACAACGGCTACACATCCGAAATCGCCCAGGTTACAGGGTTCTCTAGCCTCGCCGGAGCCGCACAAGTCATGCTGCAAGAGGGCTGGGCGCGCATCACGCTGATGGCTCACAACGTCTGCGTGCTGGCTGATGATGCTGGTAGCCGGTTGATTTTACAGCTAAAGGATATGGTTTACTGCCCAGAGTGCGGCCACGCTGCTCACGATTTCACGCCTGATGCCGAGTGCATTGGCTGGCTCGGGCATTGTGCGGCTTGCGAACTTTCTGGCAAATAGGCGCGCCATAGAGGTGGAATTGAAATGGCAAAAACAGCATTAATGGACGAGTACAACGCAGTAGCCAAGGGTTATGAGATGGCAATCACCAGCGGCGACCACCATGGCGCAATGATTATCGCCAAGCAGGTTAGCGAATTTTTACAGTCAATTGGACGCGACGAGAAGATGTACGGAGACGGCGATAAGTGGACAACTGCTGGCGACCTGCTTGAGTACAACAAGCGAAGAATCGAAAGCCTTGAGCGGTCTATTTATAGCCTACAGATACGCAAGACGAACAAAAGGAACCACAGCAACAACTGAAAAATATTCCACAGATACTATTGCGCACTGCTGCAACGTGTAATAGTATTATCTCAACGGTGACGCACAGGGCGGCACGAGATAGGAGAAACATCATGAGCGCAACAATCCACGCACACTACATCAAGAGAACAAACAGCTTTGAGTGTGAAATTCTTTCTGATTATGATGATCAATACGTTGGCGGGTTTAACGCCAAACTTGCAGGCGACGTGTATGATTACGCAAAAGAGGCTGGATTCAGCGTGGTATTGCACAATTACAAACTTGACCCAGTGAAAGGAATCATCGCTGAATAAACAAAAGGCCCATCACGGGCCTTTTCCTTATCTCCGATACCTAGACGGCATGAATACTGCGGATTGCGCCTGGTTGACTCCAGCAAGCTCGCTGATTGCCCACACCATGGCGTCCATGCGGTCTGGCGATTTCTTGCTATTCACCGGATCCCACTCTGTCATCTGCTGCTCCAGCTTGTCATGCCTGCCAACGTGGTGACACTCATGGCGCTCGTAGATGGCCGCTATAGGCTCTGCGCGGACTTCCTTTCCCTTGGTGGCGCGAACTTTGATTACTCTCATGGCGCGTGATTTTTGCAGTATCACGGTCTCTACCATATCGCCACCCTGGTTGACCTCGGCCACCACTGCATCGGCATCCCACTTGTGATACGCCTCTTGCACGCGTCTTGCCCACTGCTCAGGGCTGGCAGCCGTCATGCTGCAATCTTCCAACACATAGGCGTGACCGTTGTAGTCGATGCCGCAAACGACGATACCAGTTTCGTCAGACGCCTCATTACTGGTTACAGCAGGGTCAACGCCTACAACTATCCGGCGCAGTTCTGGCGCTTTAACCAGGCGGCACACCTCAATGTCTGTCATGCGCCATAGTGCGTACGGGTTATCGTCCAGTATCTCTGCCAGGCACTCTTGCCTAAACATCCGGTCAGTAAGCTCACGCCGCAGCGCCTCAGCATATTTCGGCGTCAGGAAGTAGTTATCCATTGTCGTGCCTTTGATGACCTCGACATATGGATTAGAGCACAGCGACTTGATTATCTGCGTCGGGCGCGGCGTGGTGGCGATATACATCAACGGGTTGCGCCCGAGGCGGTTGATTAGTTTCGCCGCCTCCAGCCCTTCTTCCGCATACTGCCAAGCCGCCAGCTCATCGACAACTGAATGGCTTGACTGACTACCGCGTGACCGCTCCAGTGCCTCGCATGAATAGCCCGTAATCTGACTGCCGTTCTCAAACTTGAGGATCAGGTCTGACTTGTTGAAGTCGTATGCGATGTTTGGGTTTATCTGGCTGATGATTCCTGACTCGCCCAGGAAGTTTACTTTTTTTAGCGAGCCATAGTCTGCCGCCCACAGCGCAATCCGAGAGCCAGGCTCAGACAGCGCAAGGTCTATGGCCTTGTTGCTGACGTACCATGTTTTGCCGAAACCGCGTCCACACAGCAGCAGCAGCGTGTCTTTATCGTCCGGTATCTCGACAATCTGCTCAGGACGCGCCCACAGCTTGAAATCGTGAAGCAGGTCGTTTTTTGTGGCGGCATCATCAGCAAACAGCCGCGCAATCGCCTCCCTGGCAATCAGCGGATTTGAGTGGATGAATTTGCGGACTGTTTCGATACTACTCTGCGAGGTCATTCAGGATTGCTGCAAATTTTTCCGTGGCGGTCTCGGTGATTTCGTGCTTGATTGGGCCGCCATCCTTGCCAGTGTGCTCGTTAGATACCGAGTCCTTCAGGCCCAGGTCGCGGGCAATGATATTCGGATTAAGAAGGTCAGCGGCAGCCCCAGTGAATTTCTGTTCGCGAATCGCCTTGTCGATTGCGGTTACGACCCGCGAAAACTCAGGCTTGTTTTTGTATCCATACCACGTCGATTCAGCTAGTCCAGAGTGCAGCAGGAATCCATCAAGCGTGAAGGCGCGCATCTTCTCCAGCTTCTCAACAGTCACAGCCCCCTGGAACGCAAACGCCTTTGCTTCGTAGAGTGGGTTTTCTTCTGCCCACTTGAAGTAAGCCAGCGCATCAGCCCACAACTCTTCTGGGCATGAATAAATGGGTGGGCGACCCATCTTTCTATCTGCAATCTTCCATAGAGATTCAGCCATAAAACACCATAAAATCCAGTAAAACCATGGTTTCGAGTATAACAAAAAACCCGCCGAAGCGGGTTAGTTAAGGCGCGTCAACTGCACCTGGTACAGCCCGCCGTCCGATGGCGTCATGTCGTCAACTGAGTAGTAAACGCTGCGGTTTACAATCGCCACTGGCTTGCCGCTGTTGGCCTCTCGCACCATCCAGGCATCGTTGCTGTCGATGACGTGTCGTAGCATGTCGTCAACAGCCAGCGACGGAGCAGTGACGATTGTGTATGTGGCTAGGATTTCTGATTCTTTGAGCGCCATTTGCGCACCTCAACCGCCAGGAAATATGGCCAGGCAATCATGGTGGCCAGCGCCATTGCGTGGCTCACTTTTTTGTCACTACCTGCTCGATTGCGTTCGTAAAAATACGCCGTGGCGACGTATCCTGCCAGCCACAACATCGCGATTGCGTTTGTCACTTTTCACCTCCAATCAACTCACAGCGCAACACACTGCACTCGCCTTTGTCGTAGATAACGCAGATCTCAACTCCACCATTGCTCCGGCAGGCCTTGATGATTACGCCGCCAATCTTTGTCCACTTATCGAAATATGCCGGGGCGAAAATCACCACGCCGTTATGCTGTTGGATCTTAACCGCGAAGTC